ATCTTTAAATATACGCTTACCATCATTAAAAATATAGCCTGTTTCTTTTTTCTTGCGGTAGTTCTTGTCTGCAATCTGTACTTCCTGCGAAAACAATCGCGTCTTATCTGGGTTTCTTGGTTTAACTGTCATCGTAGATCTCCGGTTCTAAATTGTATTCATCAATTTTAGGCATCACATGAGAGAAAAACCCCAGTGATACCGCGTCCGCACAGTCAGGAGATGACAATCCTCGCTTCTTCATGTCTTCTTTTTTCTCTAACTGTAATCTCATTTTATTATCATAACCGTATTCTATGCCAATTAAGTCATCAAATAAATCTTTATCGTCTGGAATATCAGCACCTTCGAGCCATTTACGCATTCTATCCCACATTTCAACGCGTTTATTTAAGTGTGTGTCTTTATTTTCGAGGTCTGGTGCCATTCCTGCATTAACATCAATCACATCCAGACCCAATTGACGCAAACGATCAACAACACCACCACCAACACCAACACCATCAACAAAAACAGCATCTGGCTTGGTCTTAATAACAATTGCGGCTATCTCGCTAGCTAACTGCATTGTATCTAAATTACGAAACTTAATTAAACTTTCAAGCTTCCTTCCGTGTCTCATTGCAATAACGCTTTGATCGTCTCCGAACCTGGCAACATCAACACTAATTACTTTAGCTGTACCATACGGCACTTCAACGATTCTTTTTGTTGCTTCTTCAGCTAATACACCCGATATAAACTGCCTGCTGCCCGCCCTAGGAAATACTCCTTTAACTCGAACCCTAAAAAAATCAGAGTCATCACCGTAGTCATCAGCCCATTGTTGTATCTGTTTTAAATTAATCCCTGGAACTGTCCGGCTATCTACTTGTCGTCTAGTCCATCTATGCTTAAATCTACCAAAACACTCTCTAAATCTACCTGTGTTTCTTGTCGGGTTACCAAAGGCAACCCATATAATTTCCGTATTTGCATCAGTCAAAGCGCCCTCAGTAACTTCCCAGATAACATCTGGTATTGCGCTGGCCTCATCAAACACAACTAAAATTCTTTTTCCTTCATTATGTAACCCAGCGAAAGACTCTGTATTGCGCTCAGACCACGGTATCATGTCTATGCGCCATTTCTTTTCGCGCGTAACATCAGAACTAAATAACGCGGTAGCTGTAAATTTAAACCAGTGTCTATATCTACATGACCGATACCACTTTGCTAGTTCAGACCACGTTTTAGTTTTCAACTGATTTTCTGTATTTGCAGTAACAACGCCCTTTGTATCTGCTTCCGTGCATATTGCCCACATAATTAACCATGCAACTAACGCAGATTTTCCAATTCCATGACCAGAGGCAACCGCATGTTGTATTGCTGAATGTGTATCTAACTCACCAGCACTTAACCTTTCTCCTATTTCAATCAATATTTCTTCCTGCCACTCCCTTGGCTTCAGATCATCCCACGAAAACCTAACAAAACCAAGCGGGTTATGTCTATAATTATGCGCCTTCTTTATTAAAAATTTTTCTATTTCCTGGTCAATCATCAGCTAATATCGCTAATTCTTTTAATCTTTCCAGCTCATCTGCCGGATTAACAATAGTAACAATTTTCTTTTCAACAAAATCCATCTGACTTTTGCCTAACAATTCGCTGGCTTTTAATCTGTCTTTCATGTCAAAAGTATCATTACCTTCCTGATCTGTTCCGCTTGCTTCTTCAGCTCGCAAAACACTCGTCCAGAATTGCTGTCTTTCTGTTGCTGTAGCAATGCGCTCATTACTGATCTTCTCTGTTAATTCCATTAGATATTCCTGTATATGAGGGTCAGCCTCTAGCCTTGCACATACCGAATCAGGGTGTGCATATCCTGCTATTTTAGCGCTATCACTTTGAGTCTCCCCCGAGGCTCTACTTACAGCGTATAGCCTACCTTTTGAGCTTATTGACATTTACCCAACATTTTCAAACATTTATTCATTTTCAACCCACTCAATTACTGTTGACCATATGTTATCAGGGCGAATGCCTGTTAACAAGTAGTTATAAATCTTAATCTCCACTCCCTGCGCCTATTTCGTTATTAGTTTGTGTTGTTGGTGTATAAAACATTGCTGATGTTAATGCCAGTAACAGCGCAATAAATGATATTTTTGCAATTTTATCTTTCATAGTTTCTCACGTTTAATGCCTAATAACTCTGCATTCAGCGGACGGTAAAAAGCACCGCCGCTGATGCTTGTTTGTTATATGCTTTGGTTATCTTGCTTGCGTAATTCTTCAAGAATTGATTTTATTTGCAACTTTAAAACAACCTGCTCTTCTTTAGTTGCTATTATTCCGCGTAATTCAGAGCATCCTAGTGCTGCATTCCTTTTTCTGAATGCAGCTTGCCTTTCTTTTGATGTTGACATTATTTTGGTAGTCCAAGCATCATAGCGTCACTTTTTTTAAAAACTTGTCCGAAGTTATTAATATCAGTCTTAAATGCACTGCGAACTAAGTCTCTAGTGACCCCCGAATCCTCTATACATACTCTCGAAGATTGCTCTAAATCTCCTTTTTTCCATTGGGTGAAGCCGTTTCCAAAGCTTTGTATTTTTGTATAATCTTCAAAATTCTTAATCATCTTCTTGCTCCGTTTTGTTTAGATAATTTCTAAACTCTGTGTACCATTATACATTGTTACGCGTAACAGTCAATAAAAGAATGCAAACAAGGGAAGATAAATATAATTCTTCGTGAAACTACGCATATAACTCTCGTTATAAGGCTAAATTAATATATCAATCAACGCCCTCAAGCTATCAGCGCATTGACGTTTTCCGTTTCTGATGCCTTGGTCTATTGCGTTTTGTCTTTCTGCCTCTTTTGAGCCGTCTGAACATTTTGGCTCAATAGCATCGCGTTCCCATTTTTCAGCAAGCTCAAGTAATACTTCTTTTTTCATTTCTATTTCCTGTTATTCCATGTATTAATTAATTTTATTTGTGACCTATGTCCATTAGACATACTCAATCCACACCTACAATTTATGCGTGTATAACCTGATGTTTCTAGTGTTGGTAGTTCGCCGCAAAAAGGACATGTCTTTAGCTTTGGGCAAAGGCATAATGTAATCTGCATCTCACATTTTTCACATCTAATCATAATACTGCCTCATTGTTTGCCTAATAACTCTCGTTCGAGCGGACATTTAACGCGCTCTGCGCTTATAAATTCCGCTCAACTTTGTACGTTATAAGTCTGGGTCCTGATAAATAGCCCTATTAAAATTTTTACAAAAATTATCAATAACTATGTTTGCATTGTATTTTGATAAGCTTATTTCGCTACGAAGAACTATAATATTTGTTTTGTACATCAATCCTTTTTTAAGAAAAGAAGCTTGTAACTCAATTTCATTGCTGTTCTTGCTAAAGATACATATCTCACAATCTACATTTATTTTTGCCCTTAAATAATCAATAAAATCTAGTAATTCCTTCATAATCTCTTCTCGTTAATGCCTAATAACTCTCGCTCCAGCGGACAGGCGAAAGTATTACTCGTTACGACCATCTTTCCCAGCCAGGAAAAATGGTTTGTTTAATTAACTCAGTGTTTTATTTTTCGCCTGCCGCTGAGCTTTGTACGTTATGTTGCTTCGGTTTTCATTAACATCACCGGGGAACTCTTGCTGACAAACGCATGATAATGTTTTTTGCTTAATCCCGATTCAATCGGCACTGTGTGCATAATTAGATATCTTGCCAGATCATAAGCCTTGTCAAAATCAATTCCAAATTTATCATAAAAAAGATTCGGCAAGTAATCATCATCATCATTTAGCTGCTCATCTGTTACATTTAACATATCGGCTGTTAGCTCTTCAAAATCAAAAATATCCATACGTTTTCCTGTGTGGTTGGTATCGCAACATAACTCTGCATCCAGCGGACGGTAAAAAGCACCGCCGCTGATGCTTGTTTGTTATGTAACTAAATTAACTTCAATATTTGCTCTAGTTTTTTTGTTACTTTTCGCGCATCTATCTCATTATCAGCCGCAAAGTACAGATAAGATCCAAAGTGCTCATTATAATCAACAGTACTATCTAAAGCCCCTTCTTTCACCAGAGCAGGATTAACAATATCTAAATAATCTAAATCGTTTAAGCGAATCCATTCTGAGCTATTTAATTCAACAGCGCATTGAATTCTTGATATTTCATACGTTAATCCCATAAAACTACCTTGCATGGTTGTAACATAACAATCTGCTCCAGTCGGCCGCAGGCCGCGCAGTTTCTTGTATAGATTGTAGTTGGTTTAAAGTTATGAGCTTTGTTAAAGCTCATCCGTTGCCCTGCCTGCGTCACCTGAGCAGGGCGTTATGTTTTTACGATATAATTAACTCAACTGTTTTAATTATTTCTCCTGTTTTTTCGTCTTTGTATCGTCTGACTCTGACTAATTTGTCGCCATATGTCGTTAACTCAGATA